TACTTCGAGTTCTGGTGGAGCTGGAGGCGCAGGAGCACCTAATAATATTAATAACAGTTGTACAACTTACGCTGGTGGTGGAGGTGGTGGAGCATCCGATAATGGTCCTGGTGGTGCTGGTGGTGCTGGCGGTGGTGGTGGCGGTGGAACAAGTGCTGCTGCAGGTACTGTTAATACTGGTGGTGGTGGAGGGGGTAGATCAGCCCCAAGTACTACTGCCTCAGGAGTTGCTGGAGGAGCAGGTGGTTCAGGTATAGTTATAGTTAGAGGACCAAGTGCAGTTACATTTGCAGTTACACCTTGTACAAACACAACCGGAACTGTTCCAGGGCCATCAACAGATAAAATAGCAACCTTTACAGTTACAGGAACATTGACAATTTCGTAGTGAAAGTTATATTGATAATGATTTTACTATGAATTTATCTAATCATTATTGGTATTTTAAATCAGCTGTTCCACATAGAATTTGCGATGACATCGTTAAATACGGAAAATCTTTACAAGAACAAATGGCAGTCACTGGCGGTTATGGTGATGCAAAAAAATTAAATGATAAACAGATAAAAGATTTAAAAGAAAAAAGAGATTCGAATATTGTTTGGATGTCAGATAGGTGGATTTATAAAGAAATACAACCTTACATAAGACAAGCAAACGTAAGTGCAGGATGGAATTACGATTGGCATTATTCAGAAGCATGTCAATTTACAAAATACAATAAGGGTCAATACTACGATTGGCATTGTGATGGTTGGGATCAACCATATCAAAGACAACAAGGTGATCCTGTAAATGGTTTAATTAGAAAACTTTCTGTTACAGTTTCTTTATCAGATCCAAAAGATTATAAGGGCGGAGAATTAGAATTTGATTTTAGAAATTTAGATCCAGATAAAAAAAGAAATGTAAAAAAATGTACAGAGATATTACCAAAAGGATCTTTAGTTGTATTTCCTGGTTTTGTATGGCATAGAGTATGTCCTGTTAAAAAAGGTTCAAGATATAGCTTAGTTATTTGGAATTTAGGATGGCCATTTAGATGAAAAAGAAAAAAGATAAAATAGTTAAAACCACTTATCCAAAAAATTTAAATTTAGAAGAGTTTTTTAAATGCCCTGTTTGGTTTGCAGATGAACCACAATTTGTAGACTCACTAAATAAAGCATCTGATAAATATATTGCAGCATCTAAAAAAAATTTAAAAACAGTTATAGATAAAAGAAACAAAACTCATGGGGATAAAGGAGACATGGGTCATGTATTCCACTCTACAACACTTATTGGTGATCCTAATTTTGTGGAATTAACTAATTATGTAGGAGCAACTGCACATAATCTATTAGACGAAATGGGTTTTGATCTTACTAATTATCAAGTATTTACAACTGAAATGTGGGTTCAAGAGTTTGCTAAAAAAGGTGGGGGACATCACACTTTACACACACATTGGAATGGACATATATCTGGTTTTTATTTTTTAAAAGCAAGTGAAAAAACATCTATGCCTATGTTTGAAGATCCAAGACCTGGTAATGTAATGAATTTATTACCTGAGAAAGATAAATCAAAAACAACTTATGCAACTTCTCAAATTTATTATGGTGTAAAACCAGGAAGAATGATATTTTTTCCTTCTTATATGCCTCATCAATATCTTGTGGATATGGGATACGAACCATTTAGATTTATACATTGGAACTGTCAAGCAATACCTAAAGGAGCTTTAAATGTCGTTCAAAAAAAATAAATACTCAGTTTTAAAAAAAGCCGTAAGTAAAGAACTAGCTGATTTTACCTATAATTATTTTTTAAATAAAAGAAAAGTGGCTAGATTTTTATTTGATCAAAAATACATTTCACCATTTACAGAATATTGGGGAGTATGGAATGACCAACAAGTTCCAAATACATATTCTCATTATAGTGATGTTGTAATGGAAACTTTGTTACAAAAAGTAAAACCTGTTATGGAAAAACATACAGGACTAAAATTATCTGAAACTTATTCTTATGCAAGAATATATAAATTAGGTGATGTATTAGCTAGACATAAAGATAGGTATTCTTGCGAGATATCTACAACATTAAATTTAGGAGGAGATCCATGGCCTATTTATTTAGATCCAACCGGTAAAAAAGGACAAGCAGGTATTAAAATAAATTTAGACCAAGGTGACATGTTAATATATTCTGGGTGTGATTTAGAACATTGGAGAGAAGAATTTACTGGTAAAAATTGTGGGCAAGTCTTTTTACACTACAACAAATCTGGAAGTAAAATGGCTAAAGAAAATAATTTCGATAAAAGGCCATTTCTTGGCTTACCTGCCTTTTACAAGGGTTTTAAAAACTAATCTTTTGTAATATACTAGTGTTATGGCTCTATCAAAAGTACAATTAATACCTGGATTTGATAAACAATTAACCGAGACTGGCGCAGAAGGCAGATGGGTTAATGGTGAAAATGTTAGGTTTAGATATGGATTACCTGAGAAAATAGGTGGTTGGGAACAGCTTGGATCTACTACACTTGTAGGCGTTGCTCGTGATCAACATACTTGGTTTGATTTAGCAGGTAACAAATACGCAGCTATTGGTACAAATAAAATTTTATATATTTATTATGAGGGTGCATTTTATGATATTCACCCTTTAGAAACTTCTAGACAACAATCTTTAACAAGTTGTTTTACTACAACTAACAATTCAAATATTGTTACAGTAACTTGCCCTTCATCAACAGATTTGTCTATAGGTGATTTGATTGTTTTTTCTAATGTAGCTAGTATTCCAGGTTCATCATCCTTTACAGCTGCAGATTTTACTGCAACATTTGAAGTGCAAACAGTGCCAACATCGACAACTTTTACAATACAAATGCCTTTTAATGAGGGTGCATCAAGCGCATTCTCGACCACCGGATCCGCGACCTTGGACTTTTATTATGTGGTTGGTAATACTACGCAGGTACCAGGTTTTGGTTTTGGCACGGGTTATTATGGAGGTTCAGTTCTAAATCCAGCCATTACTACTATGAACAATGGAGGTACGTTAGCCGCTGGACATACTACTTCTGTAACACTTACAGACGCTAGTTCATTTCCAACATCAGGAACAGTTTTAATAGGAACAGAATTAATTACATATGCCAACAAAGCTGGTAATGTATTACAAACTTTAGGTAGAGGTGCTCAAGGAACAACAGACGCAACTCACGCAGATGGTTCAACTGTAACTAACGCAACTAATTATGTGCCTTGGGGACAAGCAAGTGGCTTAGGAGTCGATATTGAGCCTGCTCAATGGAGACTAACTAATTTTGGACAGAAATTAATTGCATTAATATTTAATAGTGTGGCAGTAGAATGGGATCCAACATCTGCAGGAGCAATATCTACACCTCTTAGAGCTACATTGATTACAAATGCACCAACCGCTTCAAGAGATTTATTAGTATCAACACCTGATAGGCACTTATGTTTTTTTGGTACAGAAACAAATATCGGCACAACAAGTTCTCAAGATGCAATGTTTTTAAGATTTTCAGATCAAGAAGATATAAATACTTATACACCTACCGCAACTAACACCGCTGGTACGCAGAGACTTGCAGATGGTTCTAAAATTATTGGAGTGTTAAGAGGTAGAAATGGTAACTATATTTGGTCAGACACTGCATTATTTACTATGAGATTTATTGGAGCGCCTTTTACTTTTGGTTTTGAACAAGTGGGTACAAACTGTGGATTAATATCTCAACATGCTGCTATAGAAGTAGATGGTATTATTTACTGGATGTCCGAAGATAGTTTCTTTTATTTTGATGGTGCATCGGTAAAAAAATTACCTTGTTTAGTTGAAGATGATGTATTTGGCAATTTAAACAATAGTTCAGAACTTATAGTTCATGCTGGTGTAAATGATAAATTTAATGAGATAACTTGGTTTTATCCATCAAGCTCTAGTAATTTTATTGATAGGTCTGTAACTTATAATACAAGAGATTCTCAAAATATTCCAGGTGGAGTATGGACTACAAATGATAACTCATTGTTTCCAAGAACTACTTGGGTAGATCAAGGTGTATATAATAAACCTTATGCAACTCAATTTAATCAAAGTGGTACCCCCACTCAAGGTTCAATAAGCGGAGTATCTAATGGTGCTACAACTTACTACGCTCATGAAGTAGGTACTGATCAAGTAAGCACATCAGGAACAACTGCCATTCCAGCAAACATAGAATCAGGAGACTTTGATTTAGATCAAAGAGGTGTAGCGGGAGACGGAGAGTTTATTTTAAGAATAAGTAGATTTATTCCTGATTTTAAAAATCAACAAGGAGATGCAGAAGTTACAATTTTATTAAGAGATTTTCCATCTGACTCTAGAGCGTCTTCATCTAGTGGACCATTAATTACAGGACCTTTTACAGTCAACTCTTCAACCACTCAAGTATTTACTAGAAGCAGAGGAAGAGCAGCATCATTTAAAATAGCAAACACAGGTACAGGACAGACATGGAGATATGGTACATTTAGAGCAGATATACATGTAGGAGGTAGAAGATAATGGCAAAATTAGTACAAATCGTTGCTCAAGCAACACCAACATATCAAGCAGAAAATTTAAATCAATTTGGTAGAGATATAAATCAAGTGGTACAAAAATTAAATACAACATATCCACAAGATATTAAAGATGATGTAGAGGCAGTAGGTTTTTTTATTAACGATTAATGGCAAAAAAGAAAAAGAGTCAATTTGGGACAGCATGGTTTGAAAGACCTAAACCAAAAAAAAGGCCACGTAGACATAAAAAAAATCTTAACAAAAGTGAAAAACGCATGTATAAGAAATATAACCGACAAGGTAGATAATGGCTAATAAATTTGTAAATAGACAATTCAGTTTAACTACTACTAATGCAGTATCTATTTATACTTGTCCTGCAGAAAACGTGGCTTTAATTAAAAGTATACAAGTCTTAAACGCTAGCTCGGGAAGTGTAGCAGTCACAGCTTCTATATTAGATAATTCAGCCAGTGCCACATTTAACTTTTCAAAGAGAACTTTAGGTAGTAATATAACATCTGATATGCTTACAGGTGTCAAAGTATTTGAAGAAAATGATCAACTAAAAATTACATCAAGTCATGCGAGTGTAATCACTGGAGTGGTAGCAATATTAGAGCAAGATAGAACATGACAGATTACGTTGTTATTAATGGTGAAAAAATTCCAAAAATTAAATGCGATTCAGAAACTATTATAAGTAATTTAAAAACAGGAAAAATTTATAAAAGTGAAGAAGAATTAAAAGCTGACAATGTAGATCCAAAAGATGTAAAAAGAGATATAAAAATTATTATACCTAAAGGTTTTGACGTTTTTGGAAAGGATCCTTTAAAGTAAAATGGCAGATCCTTCTAAAGGTACAGGTAAAAAACCAAAAGGATCTGGAAGGAGATTATATACAGATGAGAATCCTAGAGATACGGTTTCGATCAAGTTTGCGACAGAGGCTGATGCGAGAAAGACAGTCTCGAAAGTTAAGAAAATTTCTAAACCATATGCTAGAAAAATTCAAATCCTTACTGTGGGGGAGCAAAGAGCCAAAGTAATGGGTAAATCAAAGGTTGCTTCTATATTTAAACAAGGTAAAAGTTCTATTAGAAAACAATTTAAAAAATAAAATGGAAGCAAAAGGTGGAACAGAACTTCAGTTTGATGAGTTAAGAAAAAGACTTGACCCATCTTACTTTAAAAAATTCCAAATAACTACATCCGTACCTGAAAAAGAACCAATTGATCCAGATAAAATAAGTATTCTATGGATGAAAAATTCTTATGATCAACCTAACATAGCTCCATGGTTTGCAGAAAAAGAAAATCATAGAAAATATGATTGGTATGTATTTAATTCACATTGGACTTACGAAAAATTTAGATATGCATTTGGTTTACCTACACATAAATGTTGTGTAATTAAAAATGCATTGCCTGATATTAAATGGAAAGAGAAGAAAAAATTTAAAAAAGGCGAACCAATAAAACTAATACACACTTCTACTCCATGGCGAGGATTAAATGTTTTAGTAGGTGCTATGGAATTAATTGAAAGAGATGACATAGTTCTTGATGTTTATAGTTCGACTAAAATATATGGCAGTCAATTTCAGTTACAAAACGATAAACAATTTCAACCTCTATATAGCAAAATGCAGTCTATGAAAAATATAAATTATCTAGGATACGAAGCGGATAGAGATAAATTAATGAATGCGATGCAGGATTCACATATCTTTGCTTACCCTTCTATTTGGGAAGAAACTTTTTGCATATCCGCAATAGAGGCCATGGCTGCTGGTAACATGGCAATAGTAACAAATTTTGGTGCATTGTTTGAAACATGCACGGAGTATGCTCATTATGTAAATTATGAAACAAATGTTTATACATTAGCTAAAAAATTTAAGGCAGTTATTGAGTTTGTAGCTGATAATTACCATGAACCAGTGTTGCATGAAAGATTAGAAGATCAAATGAAATACTTTAGAACATTTTATAATTGGAACTCACGAGTAAAAGAATGGGAAAGTTTATTAGATCAATTAATGAAACAAAAAGGTTATGCATGACAATTAAAATAGATGAAAGAAGTATAATTAATGAAAAAAATATATTTGGTCAGAACACTAATAAAGGTAATGATATATTAAACTGGGATCAAAAGAAAGATGAAAAACAAATAAAATTATTTTTTACTTCTCCATGTCATGGCGGTGTAGATATACATTACGTAAGAGCAACTTTAGAATTACAAGCTTTATTACAAAGACATAAAATACCTGTAACATTTCATCTAATACAATCATCTATTGTTACACAAGGTAGAAATTTATGTACTGCTGCATTTTTAAAATCAGAGTGTACGCATATGTTATTTGTAGATACTGATATTGAGTTTGATGAAACATCTATATTAACAATGTTAAAAGCTGATAAAGATATTGTGCTTACACCTTATCCGATGAAAGTTATTGACTGGGACAAAGCAAAGGATATCAGTGAAAAATCTGGAAGACACATAAGTAAGTGTGGATATTATTTTCCTATGGCTTTTGTAGATCCAGAAAACATTGATTGCAAGGATGGTATAACAGAAATTAAAAGAGGACCTGCAGGGTTTATGTTAATTAAAAGAGAGGTATTTGAAAAAATGGGTAAAGAATATCCTCATTTAAAAATAAGACAACAAACTATGTTAAACCAACAAATGCGTGAAACAGAGCATTTTTGGAACTTTTGGGACACTGAATTTAATAAAGAAAAAGGCACCTTTATGGGAGAAGATTTTGCTTTTTGTAAAAGATGGACGGACATTGGAGGTAAGATACATGCTAACGTAGATGCATATATTACCCATCATGGTGACTATAGTTATCGTGGTAGATTCATTGACGAAGGGGCAAAAATTAAGTAAATTAGAAAAACTACGTATTTAAAACAGGAGAAATATGGATCCAATTACACAATTAGCCATGATGTATGCGGTTAATACCGGATTAGGCGCATTACAAGGAAAAAGAGGTTCAAAGTTATTTAAAGATTCTTTTAAAGATACAGCTTTACAAGCAGCTTTAGTAAAAGCTGGAGGTGGTTTTCCATCTCAAGGTATGCAGGGAACCAATCCTCAGATGTTTGATACAGCTGATATGGCAATGACCACAGTTACAGACCCAAGTTTAAAAGCACAAAATACAAGTATACTTGATAAAACTAAATCAGGATTAGAAACTTTTTCTGACGTTTTTAGAATGGATGCTCCTGGGGGAGGCAGAAAAATGGACCCATTTAAAGTAGGCATAGGTGCTGCAGGTGCTGCAGGACTTGCGTATGGATTAGGTGCATTTGATCCTGTTCCACCTAAAGATCCTAAGTATCCTGGCTATAATAAATTTTACGCACAAAATCCTGGTCAGTTTATGCCGTATGATGATCCTGATATCGATCCTATAGATTATTCTCAATACCCAGACAAACCTTATAGTGGTATTAAAGCAGGTGGGATAATTGGTCTCGAAGCAGGTGGAGATGCTGGTTTAGAAGCTAAAATAAAAAAAATGAAACAAACACCAGAGGGTTTAAGAAAACTAAGTAAAATGATACCTGGATCTGTTACTGAATTTAAAACTGGTAAAGATAATCAATCTATGTTTTCAACAAATGAAGATGTTATTCAAAAATATATTGAGTCAAATACAAAAGGGATTAAATCAGGTGGTATAATTGGTTTACAAGAAGGCGGTATGCCTGCTCCTGATCTTCTCAGAGAAGAATATGAAAAATATAAACAAGAAAAAGACTCTGCTGGTGAGGAAGCAATGGACTTTGAACAATTCAAACAATTTAGAATGCAGTTTGGTCCTATGCAACAAGGTGGTATAGCAAAATTAATGGCAGGTGGAAGAGCTTCAAATATGCCAATTGAATCTATAGAAGAAGGAACTCAAGAGGATATGATACCACCACCAATGAGTTCTATTATGCCAAGACAAATGTTTATGCCAATGATGATGGCTAAAGATGGTGCATTAGTGGATAAGTTACCAAGTAAAACTAATAACGATGAGAATGATATATCTAATTACAAGAGAACATCAGGAAAATTAGTTGTAGACGCAGCTGGTAAAGGTAATGAAGAAAAAGATACTATGTTAGCTCAATTAGCTGACGGAGAATTTGTAACAAAATCAAAAGCTGTTAGAGGTGCGGGAATAGCTTTAGGTGCTAACCCAAATGATAAAAAACAACAAAGAGAATTAGGAGCTAGATTTTTTTATAAGCAGATGGCAGACTTTGACAAATTAGCAAAAAGAATGTCCTAATGCATTTGTTAAGAATTTGGGAAGAAAAAGAGATTGATAAAGTTTGGATATTTGTAAAAGATTATATCCAAAAAGCTTTAGATAGGTCAGGTGGATATGCTGACCATGAACATATTAAAGATCAGATTAAAAATAATCTGATGCAATTGTGGGTGGCTTGGTCTGAAGAGGATCAAAAGGTGTACGCAGTTGGGGTAACAGAATTAAAAAAGTACCCTAAAGTTAAGACCATGAACTTTAGGATTTTAACAGGGGAGAAAATGGATTTATGGGTAAAGTATTTAGAGCCAATGGAAGAATGGGCAAAACAACAGGGAGTAGATAAAATGGAATTTTATTCAAGACCAGGTTGGGAAAAATTTTTAAAAAGTAAAGGATATGTAAAATCGCATGTTCAATTAGATAAATTTATAGGAGATAAAAAATGAGTTCAGGAGGAGGAGGTGGTGGAGGCAGCGTACCTGCAGACACTACTAACGTACAAACAGTAAGAGAAGCTCCGGAAATAGAAGCTAGAAGACTCGGGTTAATGGATGCTGCTACTGAATTAGCTAAAAAGCAGACAACTCCACCCGCGTTTCAAGTAGCTCCCTTATCCACTGCAGAAACAGAAGGTATTGCTTTAGCACGGTCAGGCATGGCCGGTCAGCAGCAAATTACCGATGCTGTTACTGCAGCTGGTAAAACATTTTCAGCACAAGATGTACAGGCAGCTATGAATCCATTTATACAAAATGTTATAAACAGAGTGGATGATGATTACTTAGCAAAAGAAAATCAGCTCGCACAACAAGCAATTTCATCTGGTAATTTTGGCGGAGGTAGAGAGGGTGTTGGCATAGCAGAATTACAAAGACAAAAAGCAGATACTTTAGGTAGTATTTATGGCTCAGGATTTCAATCTGCATTAGGTGAATTGCAAACACAGAGAGGATTACAAGCTCAAACAGGTTTACAAGCAGGTGAGCTATTACAAAGAGGACAACAAGCTCAATTAGCAGGTTTAATGGGATCAGGGGGTGTTGAGAGAGGTGTTGCTCAAGCAGGTTTAGAAGCAGCAAGACAAACTGCCTTACAAAATATTCAAGAACCATACCAAAGAGTTGCATTTGTATCTGACATTCAATCAGGTATACCATCCGCATCTCAAGCAAGATTATCTCAAACAACAGCACCGCAACCTAGTCCTTTAGGTCAAGCTGTTGGTACAGGACTAGGAGCGTACGCAGCGTTTTCAGGGAGGTAATCTATGATAGATAGATTAAAGAAACCAGTCAAAATGCAAGACGGAGGTATTGGAAAATTACCTTTACCCCCATCTTCACCAAATGTACCTGCTGTTTACAATCAAGCACCTTTATTTTCTTTAAAAGGTTTACAACAAAGATATCAAGGATTACCTGGTTTTATTAGAACACCTCTCAACAAAACTGCTGGTTTAGCAGGAGGCAGAGTGTTAGGTCCTATTTTTGCTGGGCAATTAATTGGTGCTGGGTTTGATCAAATAGCTAGAGCAACAAACACACCTGAAGAGTATGAAGCTATGAAAGAAAAAGCTAGAGCTCAAGGTGGGTTTGGTTATTTTGATGATGTAAATATAAGTCAAGATGCACCTCCTCCAAAAGAATTATCAAATCTAGAAAAAGATTTTCCAGGAATGTCTGGTTCTGAGATCATAGATCAAATTAATAAATCAGAACAAGACTCTGGTATTGAAATAAATCCAAATGAAGTAGGAGAAGTAATAAATCAAACAATTGAAAAAAATCAACTTGATGGTGCAGATGTAAAAAAACCAGATGGTCCAAATGAAAAAAAACCAGAAATAGATGAAACCGACACTGTAATAATGTCTGATGAAGAAATAATAAATGAGATTGATAATCGAGAAACACAAAAAAGAAAAGCAAAACAATTTTATTTTGAAAATCAAATGGATTTTTTAAATTCAGGAGACAATCGAAAAAGTCTTTTAGCATTACAATTAGATAATGCAGTTGACGATATTATGGGAGAGGATAAAAGATCAAACAAATTGTTATTGTTACAATTAGCTGCTAATTTAATATCAGGTAGAACAGATCAACCAGGGTTTAAAGGATTTTTAGATGTGTTAGGTCAGGCAGGACAAAACGTAATACCTATGGCGTTAGCTTTAGAAGATGAAAGAAGAAAAGATGAAACTGAATTAAAAAAAGCAATATTAGCAAACAATAATAAAAAACTTTCAGAATATTCTGCAGATGATAAAATAGTAAAAGTAAGATTTCCCGGTAAAACCGAATATAAACCTTTTAGAGCAAGAACATCAAAAGAAGGAAGAGTAGAAATTAAAATTCCAGATGCTGCTGAGGGAGAGAGTGCTTATGTAGATGTAACAAATTATGATTATAAAATGTTAGATGCTCCTGAAGCTAAAGACATTGAAAGAATTAATAAGAGTATATCTGTAAAAGCAAGGGCTCTTAGAGGTCTTAATAATGCACTAGAATTAACGATGAATGATCCTCAATTAATAGGTTCGCCAGGTACACTTCAGTCTGTTTTTTTACAAGCAGGTGATATCTTACAATCTTATTTTGGAAAAAGCACTTATGATGACATTAGTAAAGGTAATAGAGAGTACAAAGCACATCTTCAAAGTGAAATAAATGCAAGAGTTGAGTCAGGCGAATTAACAAAAGAAGAAGGCGAAGCAGAAATGGCTTCTGTTAATGCTGAAGGTGGTTTTTTTGATAGACTTGCAGATCAAATGAACATTATGAGTGATAAAAAAAGTTCAACAACCCTTCAACAACAAGCAGCTTTAAAAGCTACAGAATTATTAACGTCTTACGCATTGGCAAATATATTGAAAGACAAAGATAGATTAGCTGTAAGAGACATCGAAAGAGCTGAAAAATTAACAAATCAATTTGGGTTATTTAAATCTCCAACTGCGGTAATATCTCAATACCTTGTTATTAAAAAAGAATTAGAACAATCTATACAAGACGATTTAAAAGTTGCAGAATCTATTGGAATTTTAACTGATGACATTGCTAATTATGATGCAATAGCGGATTTATCAAAAGTTAAAATTGGACAGCAGAATAAACAATTTGAAGATAACATAACAAAAATTATCGAAGCTAACCCAGATGAGTTAAGTAAAGTTGCTGATGTTTTATTTGGTAATATCAAAATAGTAGGAGAGACAGAATAATGGACATTAAAGAATTAGAATCTTTATTACAATCTAATAGATTAGATCTAAGATCTATGAATGATCAACAAAAAATATTTATAGATACCTTACAAAAAAGAGGCGTAATTGATGTACCTCCTTTAAATGTAATGGAATATAGACAAAACGAAGCTGCAAAAGTTGTTGCTAAACAGAAACAAAGAGCGGCAGATCCAATAGCTGATATGACATCTGATTATTTAAATAGAGATAATGTAGCAATGTATACAGACATAGGTTTTTTAATGGCTTCCATGTTATACGATAGAAAAAGATTAGCTGGTGCCATTTTAAATCCAAAAAAATTTATGGGTCAAATAAATCAAATAAAATCAACATTTAAAAATAAAAGATTAAATAATTTAGTGCAAGGTGTCAAACAAGTTGGGGCAACAGCTGCAGGAATGGGAGGAACACAAGCAGCCACTGCAGCTATGAGAGCAGCTTTATTTGGATCAGCAGGTTACGCTACTGGCTCAATAGCGTATGATATAGCTGATGATATTGTGAGAGATTTAAATGATATTAAAGTAAAAGTTGGAGATAAAACTTATAAAGATTATTTAAATAAAAATCCTTTATTAAGAACTTTAGATGATTTTAGAGTTGGGCTCACTTTCAACGCAGGAGCTGAATTGTTAGGTCCACTTACGGCAAGCAGTATGTATGGTTTAAGAAAAATATTTGGTCTTGAAACTCCTTATGCAAGAGCGATGGCAGATATAGCAAAAAAAAATAATTTAAAACTAACATACATTATGGCAGCCGACCCAAACACAATGGGTGGTAAAATTTTAAAAGGTATTAATAGAATTTTTGGTCAATTACCTTACATCGGAGGTCCTGCCAAAGAAGCTCAATTAGGTGCTATTAAGCAATTTAACGATATCTCATCTAAAATATTTGAATTACAACCTGGTATGCATTTAGCCATTGCAGCTCAAGCATCTGAAAGGGCAGCAGGTCAAGTTTTAAGAACTTATGAGAGATTTATGAATATTAATAGTATTAATTTTAATAGATTTTTAAATCAATCAAGAGCTTTTGGAGACCCAAGAGTAATAGATTTAAAAAGTGTTGATAATTATTTTAAAGCTTTACAAAGAGATACAACGGCACCTCCAGAATTAAAACAATTTTTACAAGAGCAAGATTTACAAACACCTTTCGGTCAATTTATTGCAGCTTATAAACAAATGGCAGCTAATGGTAGACCCATATCTATATCAGAATATGCTTTTTTAAGAACAATGTTAAATAGATCTACTGCTCAATTATCAAAAAATGAACCTAGTCAAATGATATATACTCAATTGCAAAAAGCATTAGAGGAAGATTTTGCTAAAATGGATTTATCTCCAGCTAGAAATATTACATTAAGAGAAAATGTCGTAACAAAAGATATGATTGAGTCTGGTGGTAATGTTGTCCAAGCTGAAGTAAAAACTACAGTTGGAGAGACAGGATTAACCCAAGCTAAAAAGAAAGAATTAAAAGAAAATATAGAACATGCATTTGAATTTTATGCAAATAATATTAAAACATTTGAGTCTTTAACAGCCAGAAAATTAGCAGCATTTGACCAGAATGCATTAAGTTATAAACAAATGATAAATTTTCAAAAACAGGGAAATATTTACAAAGATCAAATGTTACAAACAGTAAGTAGAAATATTTTTCAAACAAAAAATAATCTGAGTTTTAACGCCATAAGTGATTTACAAAAGTTATTAGACGCTGATGTTTATAAAGTATCTCCTTTTACTGACGCTGCTGGCAACACAGCTTTTAAAACTGATTTAGTTAGTAAGGGTTCTAAAGAGGGTAATGAGAGTTTACAAAAACTTTGGGGAGCACACGTGGGTAATGCTTATCAAATGTCTTTTAGACCAATAGATAAAAATGCTATGGGTGATTGGATTGAAACTTATTTACAATCTGAACAAAGAAAAGCTTTATTAGGTCAGCCATATAAAACTGTTGATGAAATGTTGATGCCAAATGGTCTACCTGCAAAAAATTTAGGAGGTGGTAATGTTTATTTTGATCCAGATATTTTTAGAAAAATTGTTTTACCTAATGAAGCTGCCGCAACTCAAATGAGAGTTATTTTTGGAAAAGAGAAAGCGGATCAATTATTAAGAAGTTATGATGATTTGTTAAGTTACATGGATGCAGTTAAATCTTATGTGGTTCCTGAAGCATCAACTTTTTTAGCCAGAAGAATGGTTTTATCTGGACCTAATGTTGCAGTTGGTGCTGGTGCGTACGGAATGGGATTTTTTCCAATGGCTGTTACTTTATTTTTAGGTAACAGAGCAAATCGAATTTTATCTAATCCAAAAGCAGCTGAAACAATAAATTCTGCTTTTAAAAGTTTTTTAGAACGACCAGGTGCTTTTGGTGGTCTTTCAAGTTTTTCAAGATTTCATTTAGCAAAAATAGCAAATGCTACCCTTAATGATTATGTTCCAGAGGATTTTAAGTTTGATGAAAGCGATGCATCTATGCAAGAAATATTTAAAATTTTAGATGAAACTAAATCTCCTGTTGAGCCTATGAGTAATTTAAACATGAATAAAAAAGACGAAGATAATATGTATCTTGGTTTAAATGAAGAGCAGGGTATAAAAGCGATTGATACTCTACCGGATATAGAATACTTGACTGAACAAATAGGTGGTTTACCAGCTAACATGGAAGAGGAGGCAATGATGGCTAGAGCTGTAAATGAAATGCCTACAAATCAAAGAATTACACCAACTACTTTACCTAGACAACAAGGTTTAAGAATACCAGGACCTGGTGTGCAACCAATTGATTATGGTTCATTATTTCCATTTGATCCAGTAGGTAATCTAATAGCAGCGAGAAGGGGGCAATCATAATGGCAAAAACAGCAGAATTAGCTCATAATAGAATTGATAGTCATGAAAAATTATGTCGAATCATGCAGAAACAAACTCATGATAAGATAACTGATTTACAATCTCAGGTTACGAGAATTGAAAGAATATTAATAGGTATTGCTGGAGGTGTCATAATAGGTCTTTGTACCTTAGTTTTTTCTTTACTTAACACATCTATATGATAGTCATCTATTGATGATGGAACAAGAAGATCTTGAAGAATATCACAATATTGGAAAACCTGTGAAGGTAATAAACAAATACAACTATAAACAATACACTCGGACAACGGACCAGGGACGAAGGGTTTATTTAGATGGTAAAATTAAGCTTCCCTCAGTTACCACAATTTTGTCAAAAACTAAGATAGAATCTGACGGAATAAAGGCATGGAGAGAAAGAGTCGGTGAGGCTGAATCTAAAAGAATTATGAAAGAGGCAGCCGATAGAGGCACTATAATGCATGAAATGATTGAAAGGTACATTCACTCAAATAACTTCGATACACCTGCCCACGATGCTCCTATCGCCCATAAAATGGCTAATTTAATTATATCTAAAGGTTTTATATATTTAGATGAGGTATGGGGTGTAGAGCAAAATATAGCTTATCCTAATGAATATGCAGGTACAATTGATTGCATAGGATTATATAAGAAAAAACCTACAATAATTGATTTCAAACAAACAAATAAACCTAAGAGAGAAGAGTGGATAGAGGACTATTATCTACAACTAACTGCATATATTTGTGCTCATGAAAAAGTTTATGGAGAAATGCAGGCAGGCACAATTTTAATGGCATCAAAAGGTTTAGTTTTTCAAGAGTTTGAATTATCAGGAGATAGATTATTAGAATATAAAGATAAGTGGTGGAAAAGATTAGAAGATTTTAAAACCAATCACGCACAACCTCGCCAAGAGTCTTTGCAGAAAGTTTAAATTTTGTATCTAGAGCCTTTAATATTTTTTCATCAACTGTTTTCTCAGAAACAAAATCAATGTAAGTTACCTTCTGATCTTGCCCAATTCGATGCGCTCTATCTTCCGACTGTACCCGATGCTCTGCATTATAACTATTTGAGTAGTAAACAACTACTCCAGCTTTTGTCAAAGTTATACCCATACCTCCAGTAGCTGGATTACCAATAAAAAATCTACATTTAGGATCATTTTGAAATCTGTCTATTGCCTCTGTTCTTTGTTCTGAACTTGTATTACCATAAAATGTAACAACTGATTCTGCTCCAAACTTTTTAATTAATTCTCTGTTAATTTTTTCTATGTTATGAACATAAGTAGCCCATATAATTATTTTTTGGTCAGTGTCATCGCATATTTCTAAAAGAGCTTCTAATCTTTTATTGGGGACATCTTGAATCTCACCCTCTCTGCTTTTAAAATAACCGCAAGTTATTTGATGTAATCTTAAAATTTCTGTAATAACATTTGCAACAGTCAGCTCCTGGCCATTTAAAAATGCTCTTGCTTGTATTCTTATGTCATCGTAAAGTTTCTGTTGTTCATCACTTAATGCAATAGTTCTTTTTGTATAAATTTTTTCAGGTAGATCTAGACATTCTTTTTTTGTTTTACGATAAGCAAAGTCTTTTAATTTTGCTTCAATCTCTGCAAGATTTGTAAAACCAACTGGAACATTTATTTGTCTACCGCTTAAATACAATGTTTCAAAAAAACAATATCTATTTCTAAATGCAACAATAGATTTAAAACCTAAATGTTTTGGATCTAGAAAATTGCATTGTGTGTACAAATCTAAAGGATTTTTAGGTGTGGGAAAGCCACTTAGAATCCTTCTAAACTGTGAATGCTTACGTAATTTAAGAATATTTCTAGTTCTTTTGGCTTGATAATTTTTTACACAAGTTGATTCGTCAACTGCCACTAAAGTTCTGTGTTGTATACAGAATGTTTCTGCCCAAAATGAGCCTTTATCTCCAGACATTGCTTCTACATTCATTACAAAAATCTTAAGTTTTATTGATGGTTTATTAATAAAATCAATCATTTTTTGCCTAGAAATAGTGCTTTTCCACAACATAATATCGTATTCAACATTTAAATGTTTAGGTATTTCATTGTGATACCAAACTGTATAAACCGACTTAGGAGCTATAATTAAAGCACCATCTATTAATCTTTGGCATCTTAAAACACCTATATTATCTAACAAAACTTTAGTTTTGCCAGTCCCCATTTCCATAAATAATGCATATGTTTTTTGATCCCAGCTTTTTTCTAAAGCCTCCCTTTGATGAGTAAAAGGCTCAGTTTTAAAATTATATTTTGTTACCATCTCCCACGTTAATAAAATACTTGACATTAAAAATCAATAGTTTATTTTCATCCGCGGAGGTCGTTTATGGTAAAACAATTAGACATACAAAAAGTGTCTGGTGACTTTATGAAAGCATCAGACGAACAAATCAAAACGATATCTGCGAAGTGTATAGAGCTTCAGGAAACAGAAAAAGAGATCGATGAAATCGAACAACGATTGAAGAATGTTAAAAAGAAACATTTACATCTATCTGAAGAAACAATTCCTAATCTACTCACAGAAGCAGGTGTTTCGTCTATTGATTTGGCTGACGGCACATCAGTTAAAGTAACTCCATATTATGGTGCGAGAATATCCAAAGATCGTCAAGAAGAAGCTTTTCAATGGCTTCGTACTGAGGGTCATGCGGATTTGATTCGTAATAATGTGGGTGTATCATTCACAGCTGGTGACGATGCAAAAGCTCAACATGTTCTGGAGCTTTTGAAGAAAGCAAACTATAGACCCGTTCAAAAACAAGAAGTGAACGCCATGCAACTTAAGCAGTTTGTAAGGGAACAAACGGAAAAGGGTGTAACATTACCTGCCGATTTGTTTAGTATCTATGTGGCTAATAGAACAAAAATAAAAACGAAAGAGAAAATATAATGACGAAAGCGAAAAACGGAAACGTACAAGCAAAGCCAAACTTCTCGATAGCTTCTGTAGGAGAAAATCTTGCAGACAAGGGGTTTGAACAAATGGGTGCAAAAGATTTAGCGCTACCTTTTCTTAAGGTGCTAGGTCAATTGTCTCCACAAGTGACACAAGGCGATCCAGCTTTTATACCTGAAGCAAGACCTGGTATGATCTTTAATAGTGTAACACAAGATCTGTTTGATGGGCAAAAAGGTATTGAAGTTGTTCCTTGTTACTACAAGCTTGAATATTTAGAATGGCCTGATAGGCAGGAAGGTGCTAATGCACCAGCTGCTACTCACTCGGCTGATTCAAATATTCTTGCTCAGACTACAAGAGATGATCAGAACTTGGATAGATTACCAAATGGTAATTATGTGCAAGAAACTGCATCACATTTTGTGATACGTGTATCAGAGGGTATCCCTCAAGAGTCTGCTCTCATGAGTATGAAAGCCACTCAAAGAAAAAAATCTAAGATGTGGAATTCTATGATGAGAA